ATCCAATGCCCATTCAATAGCCATACCTGCAAGTTTTTTAGCAAGAATTTCAGCTAACCATTTAAGCATGTTCTGACCTATCATGTTCATTTGTTCCATGATAACATCAGAAGTAGATGTTTCCTCGACTACCCTTTCTTGATTATGTTTTGCTCTTACTCCCGCAATATCATGTTCTAACTGAATGGCTCTTGTTTTAGCAAAAGAGTCTATTTGGCCTTTAGTGTGTCCTGCCTGTGTGTAATTATCAAGATCCCTTTGATAAGCAGCTTGAAGGTTAGAAATACTATTTTCAGTTTTTTCATTTAATTGTGATATTCGGTCATTTTCCATTTGTTCAGAAAGAGAACCAAAAGAAACAACTGCATCAGCAATACCAGAACTTAATTGCTCTGTAAAATTTGAGGAGATCATTATCATTGTCTCCCCAAAACTTTCAGCGGCAGCAGCAGACTCTTGAAAACCTAACTTAATTTGTTCAAAAAATGTACCAGTAGCAGCCGTTGTTTTATGTAAGGCATCTTCCTGGGTCATTAATCCAGCTTCTTGCATGGCTGTTACAGCTTCCGCATACGCTTGGGCACTGTAAATGCCCCTCTTGTATCCAGCTTCAACTATATCCCATCGTTTTTTTAATTCAGTTTTTATTTCCCCTAAGCGTTTTTTAGCAAGACTTTTTGCTTTCTCAAAATATCCAGCCTCTAATTTATCCATTACCTCCCTTGACTTTGAAAGTAATGCTGCTCTATCATCAAATAAATCTTTATAATTTTGGGAAGATTTTCCCCCAATAGCTTCTTCTGCTTTTAAAAGAGAATCATAACTCCGTATTACACTTAAAGAATATTCTGTTTGGAGTTTTAATTTATCATCCGTTAACTTTCTATAATCTTCGTACTCACCGGTAAAACTTACATCTAAAGCCTTTTTCTTTTGTTTCAATAAGGTTTTTTGTAATTTTAATTGTTCCTTTACCAACTTCTCTGCAAGCTTTAATCTTTCTTGCTTTTCTTCCCTATCTGCCATAAGCAAATCATTTTCTTCTTGCTGAGGTTGGGCTTTACCGGCTTCAGCAAGTTCTTTGTGCTTCTCCTTAATATCATCGACCATCTTTTTATATTTAGCCGTGATCTTCGCATTTGCATCTTTGGATAACCGAACCCGTAAACTTTCTAACCAATTTGAAGCGGAAGCAATAGCTTTGTTTTTCTTCTCGGTTTCCTTTATGGCGGCATCTGTTTGTTTTTTTCTTAAAATATCAAGTTCAAAATTTAAAGCCTCCGTGGTAGCTTTAATATCTTCATTATAACCATCTATTATTCCTTTGAGTTGATTAATAGTCTTTTTCGCTTCTTTAGGAGTTATGATACCAGTAATAAGCTTGTCTTGCGTATCGACTTTATTACTATTGGCTTTATCAATTAAACCTTGCAATTTTGCAATTTGCTGTTGGGCAGCCTCTGTTGTTTTACTTATCACATTTTTATAAAATTGAACCTTGTTTGTAGCACCTTGGTTTAAGTACTTCTGCAATTTAATAATGTATTCAACTTCAATAGCAAAACCAGCAGCAGCTTTTTCACCACGAACAAGAAGTTCCTGTTCTGCGTTTCCTTCCACCTTTTTCAGTCTATCATCATATATTTTATCCATTGCTGCTTTTGCTGAGGAGACTTGTTTTATTAACTTGCTCATTTTTACTTTAGACACATAACCGGCTTCTTCCCAAGCATCTGAAAAGATACTAGGTATAGAATCTCCAAGGGATGAAAAAGCTGTTTTCATCTCCTCTTTTTTCTGTACCATAATTCTTAACTGATTATTTAAAGCCTCTTCTACGCCAGCTTGCATCCGTACTAATATAGGACCAACGGCTCCCGTAGATTTTGCTATGGTCTCCACTAATTTCTTTATCTCTAATTCCTGATCTTTAATACTAAGCAAAAAATCAGGACTGATGGAATTAAATTTTATGTACCTCTTTAAAACAAAGTCAAAGCTTTCGCCGAGTTTTGATACTTCTCGACCTAACTCTATTTCAATATCCCTTTGATTTGCCAAAACTTTATTATATTTAATGGTGTCTGGAAGAAAACCAGCTTCTATTTGTCTTGCTCTTTCTTTTTCTACTCCAGCGGTGTCCCTTTGTGCTGCGGCAAGGTCTTTCTCTAACCTTATTACTATTTTAATTCTTGCTCCCATAGTTTTACTTAAATTTAAGGCAATAAGCTCCTCTTGTTTTTTAATAAGCTTTTCCACGGCTATACTTGCCGTATCATAACTATCTCCAAGGAGTTTAGTGCTGATCTTCATTTTATCTAATTCAATTTTTAATCTTTCAAGGACGGCTTTTCTTTCTCTTTCACCAGAAGTTGTATCATTTAATTTATCCCTATAAGCCTCCAATATTCTTAGATTGTTTTCCATCTTGTCAGTTACAGCGGTTAATGTCCGTACTTGTTTTTGCAAAGCAGTTTCCCAATTTTGAAAACCTTGGACAACAGCCAAAATAATTGTACTAATGCCCCAAATAACTAAACCTATTCCTCCTAAACTCCCTTTCAATCCAGTAAATGCCATTCGTAAAAGAAGAACAGCAGCGGTTAAAGCACCTATACCAACGGCAAGAATAGCAGCAGAGGTTACTAAATCCACAATTACTTTACCAACTCCAGTTTTTGCAACTGCTACTAAAATATCCACTAAACTACGGAGCATTTTTACCAAAATCTTTATATTTCCAGCTAATCCTTGTTCTCCTATTTCAACAGCCAATACCTTTAATTTATCTATCAACTGTTTAAACTGGACTTGTAATCCTTGTAACTGGGTTTGTGCCATATCAGCAGCTACACCGACCTCAAACATTTGATCTTTAAGGGAAGCAATACCATCTACATTCTCTACTAAAGTAGTGATAGCAGAAGCACCACGAAGCCCAAATAATCTAAATGCCTTTTTAGACGAATTAACAACCTTACGAAGTTCTTTTAATATAGTAATGAAATCATTTGATTCTGTATTAAGTTTGGAAAGGTCTGCTCCAGCTTCAAGAAAAGCCTCACGGAGTTTTTGATTCGGTGCAACAAGTCGAGCAAGGACTTGACGCATACCAGTACCTATCGTAGATGCTTTCAAACCAGCATTAGCGAGTGTTCCAGCAGCAGCGGCAGTAATTTCAAGTCCGAGTCCTGCTTTCTTTGCTATTGGACCGAGGTAATTGAACGCTGTCCGCAATTTTGTAATGTCAAGCTTAGATTTGTTCACAGCAATAGCAAACACGTCGGAGACTCTTGTTGCGTCAACGGTAGATAATTGGAAAGCTCTAATAGAAGTAGTCACCAGATCGGCTACTTCTTTCATGTCAGAAAGTGTGCCAGTAGCAAGATTTGCAACAGCACGAATTGAATCAATGGTTTCAGCAGCAGAAAAACCAGCCTGCCCAAGAACAACCATGGCATCACCAACTTCTGCCGTGCTGAATTTTGTATTAGAGGCTACATCTTTAAGAACCTCTCCCATACCTTTAACTTCACCACTTGTTACACCGGTAATAGCTTGGAGGTTTTTGAGAGCCTGGTCATATTCTGCTATGGCTTTGATACCATTTTTTATACTATTAATCATACCCATTAAAAGCCCAGCCCCTAAAGCATAAGAGGATGTGACTTTTATTGCAGCAGCTAATCTATCAACACCTCCAGTAATGGAAGCTATTTGTTTACCTGTATTTTCACCAGATTTTGTAACTTTATCAAAAGCTTTACCAGATGCTTTTAATGTTGCATTGAGTTTTTTATTGGCAATATCCAACATAGTAACGGAACGAACCGCAGATTTGTTCATTTCAACAAATCCTTTACCTACATTCTTTGTCCAAGTCCGTAGTTCTCGCATTGCTGCTGTGAAGGTTTTATCTATTTTACCTTTAAATATAACACCTAGTTGTAATTGATTACTTAAAGGCATTAACTTCTCCTTAGTTCGTTTGTCTATGTGACAAAGCCTTAGTTTTGTGCCGATTCACGTTTTTTTCCAGTTAATTCTTTTTCCCAATGTAACTGCATTTTTAAAGTTCGTGCTTCACCTTCTTCAGGATTTAGGTTTTTATAATCTTTTGGATCGCCAAAAAGCATAGTATCCTGCTTTGCTTGAGCAGCAAAAGTTTTAGCGAGTACGTTTGAAGTAGTTTCTGGTTTACTAGTACCAACACCGAGCATTGAACCAAGAACTTTAAATTTTTCAACTTCCCGTTTACAAGTCTGCTCATACAAGATCATAATTTGCCGTCTGGTAAGTCCTCCTTCTTGATATCCGAGGGTGAAAACGTCTCGGAGGGTATAACCGTATCGTTCACAGACTGTGGTAACTGCCCCATCGAAGGTATCAAACTCTTCACCTTCTCGATGAGGCTCTGTCCGTTTTTTATGAAAGTCTCAAAATTCATATCAAAAACGGCATTAGAAAACTCCATAAGCTGGTTATTGCTCATTTCATCAAACTTTGCATTATTATCAGTAACCATTTTAAAAATCATTTCCAGATTTGTATTAATAATACCGGTAATTGCCGTTACTAACTCCTCATCCTTCATCTTGCTAAAATCATCTCCGCCAGTAATCTGAATGACTGTTTTAGCTATGATTTTAATTAAGTCAGTTTCCTCTTTTAGGGCAAGAGGGAAGATGGTAGTTTCTACCATCTCCCTCGAGCCGACCATGAATTTCTTTACGTCTGGATTAAGATTGGACATTACTTCCTCCTTTAAGTTAAAAATAGGAAATTGTTCCTATTAAGTAAACAAAATACGACCAAGTGGTTTTGCGTCCCAAACGGCGTTTCCACCTGTTACATCAGAAGAGGCGTTCTTACTTTCAATGGAAATTGGAGAGGCTGAAAAATCCTCTGCCTGAAAGTCAACTTCGCCGTTGGAAGCAACCTGGGCTCTTGGGAAAATAATGTCCATATAATTTGTGTTATTAGGGAACGTATAACGAGCTTCCATTCTAACATAAATTGAAGCAGACAAATTTCCAAGAGCAATTTCACCCGAATGAACAAGAGTATAACTTGCGGGGTCTAACCCATTTGCAAGTGCCAAGTTCGCAGGTGTTATTTGCTTAAACGCACATTCAAGCATAGCTTTCTGACGAATAGGAACGGAGTAATCCTCAATAAGAGGAAAACCGGACTCAAGTACTGCCCAGTCAACTGTTCCTGTGTACTTAGTGTTAGCCAAAGCACCAATACTGTCACTTGCAGAAAGCTGAGGTTCGATAAGAGGAATGCTGGCAGCCGACTCACCTATTCTGATCTGGGCTAACCCCAGAGCGACAGTAGAAGTATCCGTGATTACTGGTCCTGATCTTGCCATTTTCATACTCCTTTTAAAAGATTAATTAAAATACCCAATACCAGTAATTGTTCTGGTGATTCCCTATTTTGTAGGGTTTGTTAGATTGTCAGATGAAGGAAGAAATGTTAAAAAGTTGTCATGTCCACAAAGTCTGTTTAAGCATTTCATTCTAAGTGTACCATGGATTAGTAATTCCACAGGAGGCTCTTTTAAAGCTGAATCCTGCGGGCTCTTGCCAAATATGAAATGATAACAACCATTATCAAGTCTCTTAATAAGGTTCTTATCGCATTTCTCACATTTTACCATAACTCCTGGTTTGTCATTTTTAATAATCATATCTTGGTACCCCATCTCCAAGTTGTTGGTATAACAATATATTTCGTATCATCATCTGCATCCAATTCTTCGGATTCAGTATCAGGTAAAATCATGAACCCACCGTCTAATAATGTCCAAGCACCTGTTGCTCTTGAACGATAAATAGGAACACGTCTTGTACCATCGTTTTGGTCACTATCCGTAAGATAATCCATTACAGTATCAGTTAATTGAGCAAGCTTAAAACCCTCATTATCTTGTCTGGTACAACAATAGATTTCGATTGTTAATGTGCCAGTTTCTCTATCCAATTCACCAAAACGAAAGTTCACCCAACGAATAACATTTCTATTTACTGTTCTTGGGCGATCAAGAGAGGTATCAAAACCAATATCAATACCTTCTATGGTGTAAAGATTATCTATAAAGAATTTCTTTATGGAATCCTTTATGTTGGCTCTACGGGCTGTCGGATCCACTGCCATTTTCTTCTCCTCTATAATCTTTTAATGTCTTTATAACTAATTCCCACAGCCCTTGTAAAGCTTTTTCCTGCTTTTTACCTTTAGGAGTTTTTAAGTCAACATTTAATGTAGTATTATCAAGGGCATCCCTTAAATTAACAAAATCGTCCTCAGTAAAGGCTACCATAAAAAAAATTTCTTTGGCTTCTACACTTACAAATTCCATGTTATCTCCACTTTGCTTTTACTAATCTTAAAGATTTCTCACCTTGTACATTCCACATTCCTAATTTTTGATACATAGTTCTCGTTGGTCCAAACAAAGGTCTGGCTGGAAAGTTCTTATACATAGGATGTTTTGAACCGTATTCTATAACATGGGCATAAGCAGCAATAGATTTCTTTTTCCCTTTACCCAACCAAGATTTACCTCCAGAATCTTTTACTCCTGAAGGTATTCCCGCCCCGAAACCCCCACCTGTACCTTTTGATTTAAAAACTGTTATAGCCTTTAATACATCATCGTACAATCTCCAATAACCTTGACTGGTAGATTTTGTATTCTTTTTTTTCCATTTCTCGTACCTTTTTGAGTACCCTTTATACATTCCTGCAAACTTATTGCCCATTATGTTTCGTCTCAAAAGGTTCGAAACTTGTATAGCTCCCCTTCGGGGCATTTTACCCGAAGGGGAGAACTCTTGTTTAGCTACTATATTTACACCTTCAATAGCAGCAACAAGTTTTGTTAAATTTCTTTGGTTTATTTTTATTACTGGCCTAATCACGTTTAAATATGATCCCTTATTGGCGTGGTTAAAAGTTTTTTAACTGGCCATCCCATTCTAATACGTCCTCTTAAAGTAGGCCAATTAATACCAGTTTCCTCTGCCCATGCAGCAAGACATTGAGTTTTACCATTATAAGCATCCACAAGATTGACTCGATCCTGAAATTAAACTCCCTTTAACAACATCTATCTCATTACCACATTTACATTTACATTTATAATAGCAATAATAATTGCCATTGTTAAGCTTTTTTTTAAATTTATTTAAAACTGTCCAATATCCTATTTTATCTCCGATTTTAATTGATTCCCTTTTCATTTTTATCTCCTTAATCACAAAGCATTTATAAAACCGTCAAGTATTGTCTCACTTACCAAAAGTTTATAACTTTTAACTTGCATATCATCATCCAATAACACACCCCTTTGAAAAAATCTAGGAGCTATGTAAAATTTACCGGTATCCCATTTTCTTGTATAGAAACTTAAAAAATGGTACTTACTTTTTACAATAGATAGAAACGCACTCCGAAGCTCTGGAGACAAAAACTCATTGTCGTATAAGTACATATATAATGGTTGCTTCACATCCATATTTGACAGCTTCCTATTAGGTAATACGGACGCAATTGTAACAAAAGGCACGGACATTACTGCTTTATTAACATTCCGATTCTTAGAATCATCACCTGGCAGTATGAAAAGATGTATCATAACTACTCCTTTTCAAATACTATATCTAAGGTACAAGACTTATCATGAGGTATTGTGTCTATCTGAACGATCTTGAAATTTGGTAAATCCTTTTCAATATCTTCAAAGAACTTTCTACCTACATTTATTTTATGAGAAGGGTTACCAGTAGAATCTTCTACTCTTGGGTAACGCCCATTTTCCATATCTGGTATAAGAATAATTAAATGACCGCCAGATTTAATAAAAGTCCCCCAATTCAGTAAACAAGAAATCATGGCTTCTCTTGTTGGTAAATCTTCTACCATATGGGAAGAAAAAACATACTCTAAGGTTTCAGAACCAGTTAATGTGTTTCCAGCAGCATTTAAAAATCCGTCAGTAGGTAACTGTTCTAAAGCTAAAGGTTGTGGTGAAACATCTACCCACATAATGCAAGAAGGGTCAAGCAAAGGACAGCACCCACAACCCATATCAACTCCGGTATCCTTAATAAAAAATTGCACGAAAGATAATTGGTAATCGTAAGCAGGTCGGAGATTTTGGTTGATCTCATTTATTTCATTTATATCGTCTACTGTAATTTCTCCCCAGTTATTATCTTTCGGGCACCATAATGCAAAACCTTCTGTAGTAAGTAAGTTCTTTTCTCCTAATGAATCAACAAAATCATTTACATCTGGAAAATCTCTTGTTGTGAAATAATCATGGAATAAAACTAATCCGCATTTCTTAACGGCTTCAAAATCATTCTTTGGGTACTCTCCAAAATGATTTCCATCAACAAAAGCGAAATCAAAAGATGTCGTTTCTATAAAAGGATAAATATCTTCTTCCTTTAAGACAAAAGGATACACATTTTTTATTTCAAGAAAGTCTAAAAACTCTTTCCTTTCTGGTTGCTCCTCAATATCAATGGTAATGACTTGATTTGCATATTGAGACATTATTGCGGCAGTTACACCTCGAAAAGTTCCGATTTCTACAACAACATTAAAAGGACCGTATTGCTTGCAGAAGTTTTCCAATTTTTCAAACCCTGCATTATAAAATACAGCACTCATATAAGTAACGGCTTCGTGTCCGAATTTTTGTATTAATTTATTTACCATTGGGATTTGTTCTCCATTTTCCAAAAGAAGCGTATTGTTTAAATTCTGGTTTAAGATCACATTCAAAGGCATCAGCACTAAGACCAAGTTCTTTTCTTCGTCCTTGCGCTCTTGCCCATTTCTTTTCAATATTTATTCGGTCTCTTGCGTCATCTTTACCATCGTAATGTAAAATATCAGCATCCACACATACATTAGTAAAAAGACCTTCATTTATGCCAAACATAATATGATGTGGTGAGTTAATAAAACTCATACCTGGTTTTTTAACGATTAATCTTAACTGGTAATCGGGATATTGTCCTATTACATTAAGCGGTACTGGCCATCCATCTTCTATAACAGCAAAAGGTGAACCCTCGTGTCTAAGGAGTTCAAAAGTTTTTCTACTAAAAGAAATAGTGTCTGCCTTTATAGATAACCGACCATTTTGATAATCATTTAACCACTGAATCAACTCATCCGAAAACCTTTCATCGAAATCAATAAAAATAGCCGTTTCTCCATGAGGCACATAAGAAAACCCGATATTCCTTTGCGTAATGTTCATGTCATGATACCACCCTAACCAAGGGTGTGTATAAGCTTCTGTTTTAGGATAATCGAGAACCATATCTACTGTATGGTCACCTGACCCTCCGTCAATAAGGATAAATCTTTCACAAAAAGGTTCATTAATTATATGACTAAGAACCCTTTCAACATAATGCACTTCATTTAAACTTTGGGCTAACACAATCATAATGAAGTTCCTTTCTTACGTCTATTTTGACAATTTTCTTTATGAGTAATAAAATAACAATTAGAAGATTCATAATTACCATTATTATTTATACGGTCTATTTCTAACCCTTTTTCATAACCATTTCTTTCACACCATTCAATAAAACATTTAGGATCACTTTTCCACTCATTGCAAACAGTAATACTCCCCCACCATAATATTTATATGCTACATTTTTTGGATTACAACAACGGTTTTTTACTCCATTCCATACTTTATATATTGGATGGTATCTCATACCATGAATAGTGTTATCTTTTTTTGTTTTTTCTTTCCTTAAACAACCACAAGATTTTATATCTCCAGATAAAAGATTTCCTCTTTATACAACTTTTATTGCACCGCAATCACATTGACATCTACAATGAGATTTTAAAACACCACTTTTAAGTTTTTTATTAAATTCATTTAAAACAAGTAACCAACCAAATTTTGTATTTTTTATGCTTATCATGCTATTTCTCCTATTTTCTGCTGTGTCAGATCGTTTGTATGAGCAAACCTTTTAATTAATCGAGTAATGACATAATAGATTTTTCAACACGATTAGGATTGATTGTGTTAATGCAAGGATTTTGACATAATCCTTCCATTTGGACATTGCCCCAACAGTGTGAAAGGGGCTTACAAACTCCTAAATGGTCAGGTTCAAGATTGATTATTCTATTTGGGCTACCGCATGGACCTACCACTCTGGCCGGAGCAGGACCGTAAAGAACGACCACGGGAGTGTCAACAGCACCAGCAAGGTGGCTAACAAAAGAATCCACGCAAATGCAACCGAGTGAATGAGCAAGGACAAAAGCACTTTCCTGAAAAGATAATTTTTCTCTAAGATCAAAGTCTGCATTTTTACATACCTTATCATCAAGTGAACCTATTTGAACAATAGGATAAGGGAACCTACGAATTACAATATCCATATGATCATAAGTTCGGAATTTCTTATTTGCTCCTGCTGTGTGTACTACAATATACTTTTCAGGTAAACTTTTCTTTGGATCTTTTTGGTTAATAAACATTGCATCCGCTTTTACTTTTGTGAAATACGGGTACATGCTGTATAATGTCGCATCGAAATTGTTCCAACCACCGGGAAGTATTTTCTCTCCGTGGGGGTTATAAACCACATCGTACTTTTCGGCTTGACTTTCATCCCAATTAATAATTTTATCCACATAAGGATTATTCTCCACTATATTCATAAATTTTTTCTGTGTCATGTAAACAAGAGGTAATCCTTTATGGCGCTCTTTTAATCCCTTAAAGCAAGCCGTTGTCATTAGAACATCACCAGCAGAACTATGTTGGGCAAAAAGAATGGCCTTTATTTTACTCTTCGGTTTCTTGGGTTCAAAACAGCACAAAACGTCATTTACATTATGTCCTTCTTTGCACCAGTTTAAAGCCCATTTTCTTGCTTCTTTTTCTAAATAACCATTATCATTTACTATGTATCCCTTGGCTATACGAACCATTAGTTCTACTAAATCTTCCAAGGAAACAGATTTACTTTCTACCCAGTGTTCTCCTCTTGGTGTCTGCATTGGTACAAGAGCAAATTGAGTTTCTGGTATTTTATGAACAAGATTAGATGGTAAATCTTTATGTGCCGTTGAATCTGAAACAATAACAGGAGTATCACATAGCATTGCTTCAATAGGGCACCAAGATAAACCTTCTTGCATTGACGGCATAATAAAACAATCTATGGCATTATATACATTGCACATTTCTTTTGGTGAATATTTCTTCTCTTGACTCTTAGCTAAAATAGAACCAGTAGGAAGACCAAGATCAACAGAGTACTGTGGTAAATCGTAAACAGAAGAAGGAAGAAAATCTGTATGGAGATATAAAACTGAATCTTCCAAACCTTCTACTTTTTTAACTTCGGAATAAGCTTTCATTAAAAGAGGTACGTTCTTTCTAATGGAACTTAAACCTATAAAACCAAATACAAATTGATCCTCTCTTAAAGTTTCAAAAATCGTGCTTCGAGCTTTCTTCCGATCAGGCAAAGGTTTCAGATTTGTAAGTTGATTTAAAGGGGGTCTAAAATAATGAAGATTGTTTACCCAAGGCTTTAATAGATTGAAAGCATATTCAGAGTACACTAATGGTACATCAAACGTATTGAACCAGGGAAGCCAATCCATTCTTACGGAATGTAGATCATACGGAAATAAACCCATCAGGATAAATTTCTTGCTTGCTTGTACTCTTTTTATTCTTGGTAATGCTTCATGATAACGCCAAATATCAATACCAACAAAGAATATAACATCAAAGTCATAAAGTCGTATGGTATCAACAAGCTTTACGGGGTTCCATCCATTACCGTCTATAAAGAAAGTATCAAGCTGTTTAGGTATTTCTGGATGCAGTATTTCAAACGCAGAATAACAGGATACATCGTATTTGGTACGATCTACCTGTTCTAAGAGGGCTTTCATCATATGGCTATTACCAGCCACGCCAGAAGGGTGTTCTCCTACAAATAGTATTTTTTTCTTCATCTTCAATTCCTCGGCGGACTTGCGTCCACAAATTGATTGTTAAACTAAACTTCTCGTGTATCCTCGGATAGAGTACAAAAATCAACTTCATTATAGTTCCAGGGTATAATGGAGTCAACTTTAAAGTATCTATCATTTCCATCTAATTGGGCACCTGCAAATATTCTATCGTTTATTTGTACTCCGATAGATTGCGGAAGAAAGAACATGTACTCTACATGTTCTAAATCTCCGATTGGGGCTTCAATAATTCTGTTTTCCAACATCTGACCAACGATAACACCGTAACAAGGATCTTGAACAGTAGCCCATATTGTCTCGGCTTGATACGTTTGACTATTCCAGGGTCTTTCACCTAACGGACGCTCAAGCGGGCCTACCGTATTTACTTTATACATGGTCATTTGGTAACGAAAAACAGCGTTTTCAAGCATTTCAGGATTTTTATTTAAAAGAAGGTACTTGGTATCTATTTCTAAAAAGTCCAGGATATCACCAGCTACAATGGAAGTATTATAAGGGGCTTGTCCCTTAAGCATAAATTCCAAAGTCTCTGGTTTTGTTGCTTGAGTATTAACCTCAAACATAAGATATTCACCAGAAACATCTCCCCCACTACGGATCATTGTAATGGCAGTTCCTAAATCGGTGAATACTTCTTTTATATCCTGACCTAAACCCATTAATTAGTACCACCTGGTGTGTAAACTATCTTATTATCGGAATCGTAAGTAAGATCAATTCCAGTTAAAGTCTCGTATTTAAAACCAGCGTCAATCTTAGTACCAAATTGTTTAAATTCATCAGCACCAGAAAGCTCAAGCATGTTTTCCTCATAAGCTATTTTCCATTCCTTATCAGCAACAATAATCATCTTGTGTAAGTGTTCCCATTTTTGATTTAAATGAAAACCCTCTACACGAAACTTAAAAGCTACACCAGTTTCGAGCATGTAAAGCATATGGCGTTTAGCCCGCCGTTTCATCCACTCTACTTGAAAGTTATTTGTAACTGGCATTGTTACACCGAGTTCCCGTTCAGCGGCAGAAATACCATTCGTATAATCTACGGCATCAAACTCGGAAGACAAAACCTTTAACTCTTGCTCCAGTATAATAGTGAGTTCCGATTCTGTCATGACTTATTTACCTTTTTTCTTTTTAAGAACAGGTTTTGCTTTAAGAACAGGTTTTGCTTTAAGAACAGATTTTCCTTTCTTTCTTATGGCCGCTTCTTCCCGCTTGGTTTTTTTAATTAAGTCTGTAATTTCTTTTTTACTGGCATTGGCAACTTTATTAGCAGATTCTTTATTGGCTTTTTCTTTGTCAGCAGGATCCTTTGCTTCTTTTTCTTTAACCAAATTATCTTCGTGTTGCTGTCTTTTCTTTGCTGCGGCTGCTTTGCTTCGTGCGGTTCTCTCCTCAGATGTTTCAATAACGGGTTTATCCTGGAGAGGTGTAGGTTTTTCAGGTGCAGTGTCCTGTCCTACTTCCTCTCCAGGAGGTCTTTCTGTCACCCTCACATGTTTGGAATTAATAGCTACTTCGGCTAAAATATCCCTGGGTATGGGGGCTACTTTATCATTAAAGATTTTCCCTTTTAAATGGGTTGTTTTTCCAGTTTTCAATGAGTGTAAAAGTTCAACCTTCATGTTGATTGTCTCCTGTATTAAACGGGTTTGATTTCTACTGTTAAAACCACATTACTCATTTCAGTTATCGGTGATGCTGTTCTTATCATGATCATATCACAAGAAAGAACGTCACCAGATGAAATGTCATTAGCAGCACCATTTATAACACCTTCTGTTATTCCTGTACCCGAGGTTATTGTAGTAGCTTGAGCAGAAGTAGCGGAAGATGCTGCTATTTTCGGCTGTGTGGTTAAACAAGAAACCCCATTAATTTTGAGGTCTCCAGCAATACTAAGAGGGTTGGCATTGATCTTTCCATTACCTCCTGCAGAAAGCCATACTTTCATAACTTTAGAAGCGGTACCGCAAGCTCCGAGCAGTAAGCCAAGTCGGGTGGCTATAATCTCACCCGACAAGGCTAAGGTCAAAGGAGAAGGAAGATCATTGGCAACTTGTTCTGACTGATTAATCGGAATTCTTGGACCAAGACTCCGTGCCATGATTTTCTCCTTTCTATTTAATGGTTAACTGATAGATTGCATCTCTATGGTACATAATAGGCAATCCTTTATTCTGGGTTCTGATAAAAGTTCCTTCAGGATCCCAGGTGTCTTTGGTATCAGTAAAGAGTCCCCATCTACGAGCAAGACTAAAAGGAGCTTCCTTGTAAGTGGCAATAGCGTTTCCGTCAACCGTGGGAGCCATCATAACAAATTTGTCATCACCAACAAATTTGTTAACTTGTTCCACGTAATCCTGGCCAGCTGTAAAAGCTCCGGTAGTTGCTGCAACGGTAAGTGTACCAGCTTCTCTATCAATAGCAGAAATAGTAACTACTTCCGAAGTACCCGCGGACTTATTATAAAGAGTAGCACTTCCGGTAGCAAAATCAGCAGCATCACCAACGGTAATGGTAGTTCCAGAAGCGGCGATATTTGCTGTAATAAACTGTTTTACGGTGTACTTTGAATCGTAAATCAGCATTGTAATGTCAAGCAACTTACCAAGCACTTCGGGGTTGATACCGAGAATAGAACCGGCGCCCTTTGTAAACAGATCACCATTACCAAAAGAACTCTTAGATAACAAACTCTGGATGGAAGAATCCTCAGCTATATAACGGAGAACCTTAGAGTTACAGATGGACAGGGTAGCAAGAGAATCAGTGGCATCATGCACTACCTCTTTACCATCCCAAACATCCCCAACAATATCCTTTTGTGAACCATTGCTCCAGTAATAATTAGCTGCAAGAGCTACCTGGTTAGCAGAAGGAATATTGTAATCAACAGAAAGATATGTACCGCCCTTAGAAGAATAGTCAAACTCACCGGAAGTAATCATCTTGGCAAACATCCATTCTTTTCTGCGGTCTGAACGGTAACGCAGGGAACGCAAATCTCTTGCAAGTCTGGCTCGTGCCCCGAGGTACTGTGATTCTGTTCCTTCTTTCCTGAGGTTATTTAAAAACTCTTCGTCATAGTAAGATTTCTCTTTCCAGTATGCAGCTTCCGCAGAATGAGGAGCCACGCCAGGGGGTGAGTACCGAGGTGCAACGGTACCTGGAGATACAAAAGGGGTCATGCCCCTATTTCCAGTCTGGGATTCCCATTTAATGGTAGAACTTTCAGCCTTTTCAGATCCAAACATGTTAGATAAAATCATGGTCGGAGCAGCCTGGAATTTCGTTACCAGTTTATTAAGCCTACTCAATCTAAGATCAGGTATTTCTGATGGTCCTTTCAACTATCCCACCTCCTTCCTAAGGTATTTTAGTGTATTGAGCAATTTCAGAAGCGCCAAGGTCGGTTCGTGCAGCAGAATCAACACAAGAAAGCATTCCAGTATAAAGAAGTGCATGGCTAAGAACTAAAGCACCACCACCACCTTTTGCATTTACACCTTCACCAGTATCCGTAGTTTTCATAAGAATACCGATGGCAGTATTAGCACCAGAGATAGCTACAAAAGCAAAATTTGCCGTTGCATAATCAGAGGAGCAAGCATTGGTTACAACAATAACAGCTCTATTACTATAAGTAGTGCGATCAATAGAAACAATGGCTCCCAGATCAGCTATGACCGTATTATCATCAAGTACATCCAATGTATCCCCTACCTTAAACTTGTAGGAGTCTGCAATAGTCGTGTAAATTGAAGTGGTACCCAAACCATCATTTACCAAATAAGCTCTACCAGGGGCATATTCTGCACCAGTCTTGGCAGCAGGATTATAAGGAAAATATTTCTGATAGTTACCACCAGCTGTATCAGCAACTGCAAGAGCAGTCCCCGCTTTAAGAACGCCATAACCGGCTATCAAAGTGATAGGTATGGTTAAGGCGTTATCTTCGTCAGAGTAAAAAATTGACTTGTAATCACTCTGGACTCCGTTTATAACATATGGAGTGTCTCCGTTTCCCATTACTTTACCTCCTTCCTATTTTTCTTTAGTGGCTAAATCACCGCCAGCCAGTTTAAACATCTCATCTACGGCTGCATCATCATCTGCATCCAACTTTTTTTCGTCCGCTGCGTCAGAATTGGATGATGTATGTGTACCGTATCCCTTAACCTCTGTAAGACCTTCTTTTTCCCATCCCTGAATTTCGGTATCAATATGGGCCTCAAAAGCTACCGTATCAAGTTTACCGTCCTTAATAAATTTCTCAGGACTGATATAACCTCCAACTTTACTTTTAAGTCTTTCTGGAATGGAACTTGCTGAAAGCTTTGTTTCCTTAATCTTGTCAGCTTTCGTTTGCAAGTTCTTTTCTTCTGCCTTGTCTTTAAACTTACGGAGATTCTGATTCTCTGTGTCCATTGAATCCAAGCGAGTATTGAGTTCTACAAACTTGGTCTCCATGGCAGACAGATTTTCTTTTTCCCCTTTTTTGTCACCAACTTTGGCTTTCAAATCTGCCTTCAGTTTGACGACCTCCTCGGCCAATTTTCCCAACTCTGTCTTGGAATCTTTCTGTACTTCGTCTGAAAGTTGTTTCACAAGATCAGGATGTTTTTTCTTCATGTCTTTTAAATCCACAATCTCTTCCTCCTTTCCGTTAAAGTGTTCTTCCATCGTCAACTCAATCTCTCCATCCTCTGCAAAGGCTTGGGAAGATGTGCCGCTGTCTTTACCAAAAACGCACACTGAACATTCTTTGAATATCCATTTTCTCCATATTGTAGCAGGACCAGATAATGTAATACCATTAGCCTCGCCCGTTTCTCCTCGTCTAATACGCTCTATCTTTGTAGGAACACCATAAACAGAAGCTTCAAAAGGAAAACCTTGTTTAGAAAGCTTTTGGAACTCTTTGGATTCATCGGTGTCAACTGCTTGCCCATCATCAATGACTAATTTACCATCAACCAATTTCGGTTTTCCCGAAAACCCGATCTTGTCACTGGTCCAATGACTTTGCAAAATAGGATATTTCTTATTCTTGGCTGACATACCACTAAGATCAATCAAAAGATTGTCCCAATAGTAATGGGGAATAATCTGACCAGACAAAGCAGTCAATTTTATTGTCCCATCTTCACTGGTAGAAACAGAACCAGCTTCACCTTTAAACTGTAAAGCTTTTACAGGTATTTTATTTGTTTTTCGGTTTAAGTTCTTCATTTACTTTTCCTTTTGGTCTAGGAGGTTCAATTTCTTTTTCCTGTGCGGATTCTGCGTCAACAGTAGCAATCAATTCTGGGTACTCATCCTCTTCCGTGGCGTTTCTCAATCTCAAAGCTCGATAGTTACCTATACCCATTCTACCTGCAATCTCTGACGGGGGAATACCCATAGTATCTGTAACACTACCATGTTTAACTCCAAGTAGTCCTCTTGCTACCGCTTCATAATCATTCATTTCAGAAGTCGGAAATACCAATTCAATACGCTTTTCAGGTGGAAGCTTAACCTTTTTAAAAATAGGATTTTTATTTTTAAACCCAATAGCTTTCTTCTTTTCAAATAAACTCGGAAAAGAAGTAACCGCAGACCTAAGAAAAAATATAGGTTTCCAAAAATCCATAATCGCAAATCTCTGAAAATAAGCTTGTTCATTAGAAGTTCTATCAGAAAAAGGTTGACGGGACGCCTTTACGGAAGCAAAAGTACCGGAAGACTGGCCTGTGGCAACGTCCTCGGGTTCGTCAATACCTGCTGTTACCATATGCAAAAGGTCTGTATCTGTGTCTGTAATCTTTGGTAGATTCGGATTCAATACCTCAAGCTTCATACCTGGAGGCACTATAATAGAAGAACCTGGAGTTTTCTTTGCCATTGGTGCTGTCTTGCGTTTCTCCTCGTCAGAGAGAGAAAGCCAAGTTTTAAACTTTCTTGGGTCGTCTATCGTGAACACCCAGAGATAAGCAGATGCAGACCGCTTATGCTCGTACTCTATATCCTTCATCATCTCATATTGGTTTAACCATTTAAGTACAGTACGGAGATGTGAAGTGTTTCTCTTGGTCATGTACCCTCTATCCCAAACGATCATAAAGGATTCAAACCGACCAATACTTTTAAACTTTGGGTTTATGCTTCTCGTAGGTGGTACACCCTGTCTATACTGTGGATCTTTTTCAACATAACTCCACAACTCAGGACTATATGCAATATAGATGCTTGGTATCTGTCTTATGACTTCATCTGTATCTTTATCTGTTATTTGGTAACAAAGGGGAATGTTCTTTGTTGGATGATAAATTATACCTGCCCCTTCATCATCAGTACCGCTTACTTGTATCGGGTCAATAAAATCTATCTCTATAAAACCGTTTTCGTGAACGGTTAAATTTAAAAATAACTCACCTTCTATAAAAGCTCTTGCAACCCATTTATCCCAGTAATGGTAAAGACGATTTCTCCAATCATCCGTTTCTTCTGTTATTACTTGTTGGATTTCCCATACGTCAGAAAAGAAACCAAAATTCTTACCTGCTATTCTACCGGTGATACCGCGGATTGAAGGACCAATAAGTGGGGAGTCTTGAAATTTATTCCAACATTCAGTTTGTAATCTTTGCCGAGTGTAACCGGCAATAGAGTCATTTTTATCTTTAAGAACTTGACGGGAGCCAAGCGTACCCTGTCTCCCTTCCATATTCCCACCTTGTTGCCAAGGATAGGCAAACAACAATTCGGATAGTTCATCCTCGCTGAGGTTTTGTAACTCTTGTTCCGATATTTGTTTGTTTACATCCATTATATTTCCTACCAAAAAATTAATATTATTTTCAATAGCATGATTAGAATCCACTTGTCAAGGTATTTATTTTATTAATGTCAAAAAAATCTCCCCAGTATTCTTCATTGCCTCGAACCTTAAAATCTTCTGGAGTAAGATTACGTCCACCGTATATAGCCCATGCCCCAGAAAAAATACTATCATCTTGTATGCCGTACTTTTCTTTTTTCTCTGGAGAACCGAACCAACGTACATCAGAATCGTGGTCAAAGATACCAAGTTCTTCTCGGAACAAATCCTCACTCTTAGAACCTTGAACGCACATGGAGGGGGCTTTAAGTCTCCCTTCTGTCATTACTGTAAACACTTCTTTAAAGGCGTCCCTCTGTTTATCATAAGTCGGATGGATGGGTTCAAAAGCAATGTTATGATCTAAACACCAGTCAATCATATCCCAAGTACCGTAACGCTCTGAACAAAGGGTATCAATCCCCTCATATTCATCATCAAGAGATTCTAACAGTTTTTTGAGTTCATTAACGGAGTTTCTCGGTTCATTGATTAAAGCTAAAAGAATGTAAACATAATTAGGTGCAACGGTATCATTTTGCATATGGAGCTGTATGTTTCGTTTGCTGCCAGGTAATCCTTTGGCAAAGACTGTTAGTATTGATCTTGCGGAGCTTCTTATCGCCATAGGGTCAGCCATATCAAGACCAGCCATTATAGCAAAATTAGTATCGAAAGCATTAGAAAGGTTTTTTAAATCTTGTTTGGTTGCTAATAGGGGGTTATTTAATGGCCCTTTCATTGTGTAAATGGAATCCATGGGAGTAAGGAGTTTTTGTTCTTCCGTTATCTGAACACTAATTTCCAAAGCTGCTGGATTTAATCCCTTCTTCAACATATCTGTTTGGCTGTTCTCAAGTTCCATGATCTTGTTTACTTTGGCTTTAATAGCATCATGATCCATTTTATGTGTACCGGTACCGAGAATGCCCATCTCCCTTATCATGTCCTCACCGAACACTTGAATATGGCCCGCAGACCATAAGTTTAAGAAGTACCGTTCAAACTCACCAAAAGGAAACTTCTCCTTGTAATCATCGAGTTGATTCTTTGTCATGTTCGGGTTCCAGTAATCGGTTAAGTTCCCTACTCTACTACACCGATAACTAAAGAAGGTTTTTTTCAGTTTACCTTTTAAATACCCTTGATACATCTTATAGAGTACATGCGTTTTTTCGGATACGGTACTGTCTATAACCCCCATAGCATTTGGTATATTTCTGATAGAACCATCAAGCTGAACAAAAAACCTGGGGTTCTTCATATCAAACATCTCCGAGAATGTATAACCAGTGATGTTAGAAACAATACCAGAAAAAGAGGAGATAGACCTAATTATATTTATGATATTTCCTTTGTTATCTTTTAATCTTATTTCTTTTTCTTGTATGTTACGAGCACCGATACTTTTAAACAAGGTTGGGCTGTTCAGTATTATATCCCTCATAATATCGTAATGAACGAACTTAACCTGGTCTTTACTATTTGCACCGAGCATTATTTTTTGGTTTGTCCAACAGAAGAACTTCCATAGCTGTATCAAACAGGCTAATAATGATTTACCTTCACCACGCATCCAGCAAAAGCATACCAGGTTATAACGGAATCTTCCATTCTCCATAAACAAAGCTTCTCGGATTACGGCTTTCTGTTCATTCCATATATACCAGTAACTCTTTCCGGTTTCTGGATGGAGTTCTTTGGATAGTTTACCTAGCATAGTCCATCTTGGCACTACTTCACCAACGGGATATATTGGCACACATACATTCTCATCTGCCCATGCAATCATCCCTTCGGCTCCGTTCTGGTAACGGGCATTTTGATGGTGTTCTAACCTCTCCCATTTCTTTGTTGTTTTACCATCCTTTACTGGTTTACTATTTCTTATAGTTTTTACTGGCATTTTGTTTCTCCTAAGATTCGATTATGGTTGTTGGATCTATTTCCATACCTGTAACAAAGCGGAGTCCTAATCTCTTCCATTCTATCCCTATAACCTTTATCTGTTCCCTTATCTCCTTATAAATAGGTTCTACAGCTACTTTGCCTGCACCGGATAGATATGTAACTGATGTTATACCTGCCTCAGCTATCTTGAACCGACATAACGTCCTATAAAGGGGTATAAGATGCGTTCCGATTTGAAATAGCTGTGGTTCAGTTAAATCTTCCATGAAGTTATCGAAGATCATTAACCATAAGTTTTTCATGTATTGTTTTTCTACGGTGCATTTCCCTATTTTGGTATAGTCGCAGGCATTGAAGGCGGGACATTGATCTCCTCGGCATTCACTTACTAAATCCCAACCGATTAACCTTATTCCGTCAACCGTTCCCTTTGAAAGTTTTAAGTCCCCCATTCTATTTTGTAATGATTGTGGTAGCTTTCGGTCAGCCATAATTTTCTCCTTTATTTAGGTTGTATTTTGTATTTTGTATATTATTGGGAACAGGAAGTCAAGGTATTTAACTTTGGTATATGAATTATACCTTTTTTTAATGGTGCTTTTCTCATAGAATATACCAATCTTTAACCTTGGAGTTTTACCAGTACCTTGGTACAGTTATCAGGGAGTTGGTAATGATTAACTGGTAATGGTTAACTGGTAATGATTAACTGGTAATGGTTAACTGGTAATGGTTAAAAACAAGGAGTTATGGAGATATATTATAAGGGTTCATTCAATGACCATTGGGAGGCCTTTTTTTGGTAAAACCTCAGGAAATATATTATGGTCGGTACCCCGTAGAGCTATGTACTGTATACTACAAGATAGATGGAGGGGGCATGTACTGTGTATTACACACCATACACCAAGGGGCAGATGTACTGTGTAGTAGTTAGTCAATATATACTGGTATGTAGTACACAGTACAAACGTCTGATAAAATACATTATGTAAACTTGTACTATGTACTACACATCACACACTCTCGATTCTTGACTGCGTGTACTATGTAGTAGTTAGTCAACATATACTGGTGTGTAGTACACAGTACACAGTCAGCGAGTAACATAGACTGTGTAGTACACAGTGCACCGTGAATTGTGCGCTCTATATGTACTAAGTCATATATACAACACACGTCAAGTGCCAAAATTGAACCGACCATGTACTACACACTACACACTCTCTCTCTACTATGTTTACTATTTACTACATAATAAAACCACAGTCATATGTTTAGTACACGATACATACTCACTGCTGCTGTGTCCCCTTTACTACATAGTTCACTATCATCTCTCTATGCTCTATTGCTGCTTTTTATTTTCTATTCATACAAAGAATTAATCGTAAATAGTTTTTGTATTTATAGTGCTTCTTGTTGCTTCTGTAGCTCTATTTTTCTTGTTGTTTGCTCAAAGTATTCATCTTCTTGTTTTTGAGTAAATTATTTTATGAAAAGCGTACACTGTCTTATGCTTTGTATCTGTAATAAATTCAATTGATTATTGACTTATTCGTTAAATAAAACGTCTTTTATCTATTGTATTAAGTAGTACACAGAGTAACTTAATATGTAGTTATATCAACATACTATAATAGTGCTTGACACTGCTTTACTTTGATAGTAGAATATAGTTTCAATTAGTTTTTGAGTAATTTATTAACAGTTTGAAAAGGAGGTGTTATCCCATAATAAAAAAGAATTTAGCTCTAGGTGCTTTATTCTTCTTGTAGGCGCAAGTTTTTCGTTCTTTGACAAATAACTTGAGATATGGTTG